CACCACAATTAAGGGAGAAAAGTGGACTATTCTTGTTGGACTTATGGACAATAAGCCGTATGAGGTCATGGGTGGATTATCAAACCTGATTGAGATTCCAAAAAGCTTTACCAAGGGTAAATTAACTAAAGTTAGGTTTAAAACAAAAAACAATCGTTACGATCTTGAGGTTGGAAAGAATGGAGATTCTATGTTCGTACGAGATATTGTCAAAGTGTTTGATAACCCAGAAAATTCAGCATTCACTAGAATTATTTCTCTTGGTCTCCGTCACGGAGCGAGCATCCAATATATGGTAGAGCAACTCAACAAGGATAAGGACAGTGATATGTTCAGTTTTTCGAGATGTATTTCACGAATACTTAAAAACTATATTCAAGATGGAACGGTAGTGACAGATAATACTTGTTCTATATGCGAAACGGAAGGTCTAG